AAACTGCTAAAGAAAAAGAAAATTTACCTCAAGAGGACGAAAAATGAGTACACAACACGACTTTTTGGACAATTTGGGCAATCATCAGCACCAAAAAATGCTTCGTGAGATTGCAAATGATGATTTGACACCCAAAAAACACGATTTTGTCCAACAAAATGAACTTCATGAAAAAATTCGTAATGATGAAGACTACGATGACTGGGAATATGGTACAGAACCCATTCCACTGAACGAATTTTGATTAAATTCCCTAATAAATAAGTTATAATTGCTATAATTTTGTGCCTTTAGAGCGCGTTAGTCAAGGTTTTAAAGATATAAGCATGACTTTTCAGTCTAACCCACTGAATAGCGATCTTATTGCCTTAAAAAATGAAAATGCTATTGCTCGTTCAATAAGAAACATTGTCTTTACTGTTCCTGGAGAGAAGTTTTTTGATCCAGATTTTGGATCAAGTATATCACAATCTCTCTTTGAGAATATTGATGATATTTCTGCTTCTATTATTGTAGATGAAATAAGACAATCAATTACTAATTACGAACCAAGAGTTCGATTGATTGATGTTAACGTATATCCCGATTTTGATAATAATTCATTTGATGTAATTATTGTATATGAAGTTATAGGAGCTGATATTCCTCCTCAACAATTAGAATTTGTTTTGCAACCAACAAGGTAAATGCCACTATTAAATTTCACTAATCTGGATTTTGACCAGATTAAAGCAAGCATTAAAGATTATCTGCGAAGTAATTCTAACTTCACTGATTACGATTTTGAAGGATCTAATCTTTCAACAATTCTTGATGTTTTGGCATATAATACCTATATTACCTCATATAATGCCAATATGGTATCTAATGAGGTATTCATTGATAGTGCCACTCTCAGGGAGAACGTCGTTGCTCTGGCAAGGAATGTAGGATATGTACCAAGATCAAGAAGAGCAGCAGAAGCAACTGTATCTTTCTTTGTTGATACCTCAAATGAGAATATAAAACCAGCTTCTATCGTTTTAAAGAAAGGAGTTGTAGCAGCATCATCTGGCACTTTTGGTAATACTTCTTTTGTCTTTTCAATACTGGATGATGTCACTGTTCCAGTATTTGATAATATTGCATCCTTTGACGAAATTCCCATTTACGAAGGAAATACCCTAACGACAACATATACAGTAAGTTCTTTTAATCCAAATCAAAAATTCATTATTCCAAACTCTGGTGTTGATACAAGACTTATCAACGTTTTTGTTTATGAGGGTGGAGTTATTAAAACAAAGTACGAACTGAAGGAAGATTTATTCGATATAACTGGAGAATCTAAAGTTTATTTCCTTCAAGAAATATCAAATGAAAGATATGAAATTCTTTTTGGAGATAATATTTTTGGAAGAAAACTTGAGAGCGGAGATATTGTAGAAATTGAGTATTTAACTTCCAATGGTGATTCTGGAAATGGAGTTAATCAGTTTTTATTCAACGGAAGACTAACCTATTTGAGGAATGGTGTAGAATATAATTTAACATCTGGTATTTCTCTTGTAACAACAGTTTCACCTTCTAGTGGTGGAGATGTAATTGAACCTGTAGAGTCTGTTAGAAAGTTCGCACCTAAAGTATACGCCTCATACAATAGAGCAGTAACGATTGATGACTACCAATCATTAATTCCGTCAAGAATTTATCCAGAAACAGAATCTATAACGGTTTTTGGTGGGGAAGATTTGAATCCACCACAATACGGTAAAGTTTTTATTAGTATTAAACCTAGATTTGGTGATTTTATACCAAACTTAATTAAAGAGAATATTAAAAATAAACTTAAAAAGTATGCAGTTGCTGGAATTGTACCAGAGATTTTAGATCTAAAGTATTTGTATATTGAAGTAAATTCGAAGGTATATTACAATTCAAACTCATCTAAAAGTTCTGCATATGTTTCTAGCGTTGTAACTTCTAATGTAACAAAATACGCAGAATCTAGTGAATTAAATAAGTATGGAGCAAAATTTAAATATAGTAAATTCTTAAAAATTATTGATGACAGTGATGTTTCAGTGACTTCGAATATAACAACTCTTCAAATGAGAAGAGATTTAAGAGTTGTTCTTAATAGTTTTGCAGAATATAAAATTGGATTTGGAAATGAATTCCATATTAAGTCAGATAGATTTAATATTAAATCTTCTGCATTTAGAGTTAATGGAATTAACCAAGATGTATATTTTGCTGATTATGTAGATGAAAATGGTTCTACAGATTATAGTCAATCTGAAACAGGGAGTATTTTCTTATTTACAGTTGAAAATCCAGAATCTCAAGATTATTCTATAATTCGAGACAATATTGGAACAATAAATTATAAAACTGGAGAAATAATATTAAATCCCATTAATATTATTTCCGCTAAAAACAAAGATGGCATAGCAATTGTTGAAATATCAGCAATTCCAAAATCAAACGATGTAATCGGAAAACAGGACTTATATTTGCAACTAGATATAAGTAAGAGTAATTTTGAAATGGTTCAAGATTCTATATCCTCTGGACTAGATTTTTCAGCATCAAATTACACAGTATCATCAAGTTATACTAACGGGAATTTAGTAAGATTATAAAATGACAGAAAAAAGAGTACAGTTTAACGAACTAGTCAAGAATCAACTCCCATTATATGTGAGAGAGGAATTTCCTCTTATATCTGAATTTTTATCCCAGTATTACTTGTCCCAAGAGTATCAAGGGGCTCCCGTAGATCTTATTCAAAATATTGATAAGTATATTAAATTAGACGAATCCACAAATACAAACGATTCTCTTGTATTATCGTCGAATATTTCTTTTTCTGACAAAACTATTACTGTAAATCCACAATTTGGAACAACAGATAGTTTTCCAGATTCCTATGGTTTGCTGAAGATCAATGACGAAATAATCACTTACACTGGTAGAACAAGATTTACTTTTACTGGGTGTATTAGAGGATTTTCTGGAGTAACTTCTTATGGACAATTTGGCAACCCAGAAGAACTAACATTTTCTAGTTCAGAAGCATCTGATCATGTTTCTGGAGATGTCATTGAAAATCTTAGTGTATTATTCTTAAATGAATTTTTAACTAAAGCAAAAAATCAATTTTTACCTGGATTTGGTAATAGAGATTTAGCTGTTAAAACCATACCAAGATTTCTAGGAGACCCAAATCCAAATAAATCCAATTTAGATCAAAATTTATTCATAAAACAATCAAAAGATTTTTATTCATCTAAAGGAACAGATGAATCTTTTAAGATTCTTTTTAATGCTCTATATGGAAAAGAAGTAGAGATTATAAAACCAAGAGAATTTCTCTTTAGACCATCGGATGCTGGATATAAAATTACAGATGATTTGGTTGTTGAAAGTGTTGAGGGAGATCCACTTGATTTAGAAAGTTTAACTTTATACCAGGATAGTTATAATAATATCTCTAAAGCTTTTGCTCCCATTACAAAAGTTGAGAAGTTGAATGTTGGTATCAATACAAATGAATACTATCAGATAAGTTTAGATTCTGGTTACGATAGGGACATTGGTGTTGATGGTTCAATTTATGGAAAATTTTCAGTACATCCAAAAACAAAGGTAATTGGAGAAGTTTCCATTGGACAAACTTATATTGATGTTGATTCTACTATAGGATTCCCTTCAAGTGGGGACCTTTCTGTTGTTTATCCCAATGGAGAAAGTGGAGTAATTTCATATGATTCAAAAACACTTACCCAATTTATAGGATGTTCTGATGTAGTATCAACGATTCCAGATGGTGGTATATTAAACATTGACACGTTTGCTTATGCATATGTAGGTCTTGACACCTCAAACGTAATCAGTGTTAGAATAAGATCTGTATTAAGTTCTCTTGACTTTGATAGTAAAGATACTTACTATCATTCTGTTGGAGAAAAAGTAAGGGTAAAGACATTAGGAATAAATCCAAGAGATAAATTCTTAAACAACTGGGTTTACAATACCTCTGCAACTTTTGATGTTGAATCTATTCAATTTAGATCACCAAGGAATTATCGTTTTACTTTATTAGATTCACATACTTTTAGATTGAATGACAATATTAATCTAAAAGGATCTGATGGTTCTTCTTATACTTTCAATATTGTAAACATTTTAAATAATAAAGTCTTTGATGCTGAGGGGGTTGCGCTTCCCAACTTAAATCTAAAGTTTACTATTACAAGGAAGAGATTAAAGGCATCATCCACCACATATAATATCAATAACTTTGATGCTAATATTCAAAATACTTATATACTGGGAACTAAAAACTTAATATCGTCACATTCAATTCCCTCTTACTCAAAACCATTAAATCCAAATGTTTTAAGTTACACCTTAAATGGCGTTTATCCCGAAGGATACGATGTCAAAGTAACATCAACCACTGATCATGGATTCTACACGGGAGATGCCGTATATTATACACCACAAAAAGATTCTGATGGAAATATATTAAGTTCTTTGTTTGATGAAGGAATTTATTATGTGAAAAGAGTAGATGATAATGTTATCAGATTATCAAGAAGTAGATCAAATATTTTTAATGAAATTTTTGTAAAAATATCTTCTGATAAAAATGTAACCGACAATAAGATAGAATTGTTGAGATTTAAAGATAAATCTTTTGATCAGCAAAAATTATTGAGACAAATTGATACTCCAGTAAACGATGGAAAAGTCTATCCAACTTTACCAGGACAAACAGGATTATTTGTTAATGGAGTTGAACTTTTAAACTATAAATCAAAAGATTTAATTCACTATGGAAGTATTGAAAATATAGATGTTCTTGCTGGTGGTAGTGGATATAATGTTCAGAATCCTCCACAATTAGTAATTGAAGATTCTGCTGGAATCGGTGCAACTGGTTTTTGTGCAATAAAAGGAAATTTAAAAGAAATAAGAATTATTGATTCTGGATTTGATTATACAGAAACTCCATACATCAAAATATCTGGAGGAAATGGAGAAGGTGCTACTGCAAAAGCAGTTCTGACAGATACTTTACATGAAGTACAATTTAATACTGAAGAAAAATTTGGAATTGTTGATCTAACAAATAATACTTTAGCATTTACTACATATCACAAGTTTAGAGATAATGAAATAGTAATTTATAAAACATTTGATCAAGCGCCAATTGCAGGATTAAATACAGACTCCAGGTATTATGCTTCAGTTGTAGATTCAAGCACTATAACATTACATAAAACATTTGAAGATTCAAATGCTGGAATTAATACTATCTCATTGACTGGATACGGCAATGGGAAACATTCTCTTGAGTCATTTAATGCGAAAAAGATAGTTACCTCTATTGTCATCACAAATCCAGGAGAAGGATACGAGAACAAAAGAAGAACTTGTTCTACAACTGGAGTCAATATTGACCTAAACACAATAACTATCAAAAACCATGATTATAAATCTGGAGAAATAGTCACATATTCTACAGATGGTTCACCTATTAGTGGATTGTCAACATCAACAAACTACTATGTTACTTCTTTAGATGAAAATACATTTAAATTATCAAATGTTGGGTTAACCACAGATAATTTAGACTTTTTCTATAAAACTAAACAGTATGTTGACTTTACCGATGTTGGTGCAGGTACTCATTCATTTAACTATACAGATATAATTGTAGATATTTTAGGAAATATTGGAATTTCTTCAGTATCTGGAGAAGAATTTAGATGTCAAATTCAACCAATCTTTAATGGAGAAATAACTTCTGTCCATTTGAGTGATGTTGGAGTTGGGTATGGATCATCTGAGATTTTAAACTTAGTCAGAGAACCACAAATATCAGTCTTTACTGGTTCAGGCGCATCTTTATATCCAGTTATTCTTAATGGAAAAATTACAGAAGTCTTTGTTAATGATGGAGGAAATTCTTATACTTCTCCACCAGAAATTATTGTCGATGGAAATGGATCTGGTGCATCTCTCACTCCAGTTTTAACTGACGGTGTAATAACATCGGTTAAAGTAGCAGATTCTGGAGCAGGATACTCACAAAATTTAACAACGATAAAAGTTGTTTCTCCTGGGTCAGATGATGTAAAATTCTCAACAAAATTACAAACCTGGAATGTCAATCTATTTTCAAAATATTTAAACACACTGAAAGAAGATGATGGTGTATTATACGAACCAGTCAATAAAGATTTTGGATTAGAGTATAATCACCTTTATGCTCCAAGAGAACTTAGAAAGATTTTATACTCTGTAGATTCTTCAGGAAATGCTTTATATACAGAGACAGATCTTAAGTTATCTTCAGGAAAAGAAATTGACTCTACAGAACACTCTCCAATAATTGGATGGGCTTACGATGGAAATCCAATTTATGGTCCATATGGATATACAACCAAAAATGGTGGATCTATATCGAGAATGAAATCTGGATATAGACTTACCTTACAGCAAAATAGACCTCCATTTTCTGCTGGATTCTTTGTAGAGGATTATCAATATTTTCCTTCAGATTTAGATGATACTGTTCTAGATGAAAATAATGGAAGATTCTGTAAAACTCCAGATTATCCAGATGGAGTATATGCATACTTCGTTACGTTTGAAGATTCTTTAGATGGAAGTGGTATTTTCAATGGACTTAGAAGACCAAAATTCCCATATGCAATTGGACAAAATTACAATGCAAAACCAAATCTATTCAACTTTGATTCGAATTCAAATCAAGATGAATATGATTTAAACACGAATACTTGGTTGAGAAATACATATTCTTACAATATTACTGGTAAGAACAGTACATATGATTACTTAATTTTCCAAGAGAAATTCAAAGAGCAACTTTCTCAGACAAATGCAGTAAGTGTTGGATCAGTTGATACTATTGGTATTACAACTGGCGGAAGTAATTATCAAGTTGGAGATAAAGTTGTATTAAATACAACAAATACAAAGGGAGAAAAGTTCTCTGGAAAAGTATCCAAGGTTTCTGGTAAGCAAATAACTTCAATAGATTTATCTTCTGTTACTGTTGAAGATGTTGAGTTTTATCCATTGGGTGGAAATGGAAACTTTATTGGATTCTCATCTACTCCTCATGGATTAGATAACTTTGATCTGATTAGAGTTTCTGGTTTAAGTACGTCCTCTTCGTTTGTAGAAGGATCTTATAATATTGGAATAAACACAAATAGATTAACTATATCTGGGGTTGGTACAACAACTCTTGGAATTTCTTCAACTGGTGTTACAGGAATAGTCACTTACATTCCTGTTAGTGGAACTTTATTCTATCCAGATATCAGAGAAAATGATATTCTTCAGATTGAAAATGAAAAAGTAAAAGTATTAAATGTAGATCAGCAATCTTCTAGAATTAGGGTTTTAAGAGAAATTGATAGTACTGTTGGTGCTGCACATACTGCATCAACAGTAATATTTGAAAAATCACGGAAATTTGATATCAGATCTGGATACAATACTTCCTTTACACCAAGAAGAAATACTGAGTATTATTTTGATCCTTCCGAGTCTCTTGGAATCGGAACAATTTCTGGTGTTGGTATAGGGTCTACAATTGTATTTTCAAATCCAGGAGCAGGACATACTCAACTCTTTATTCCAACTAAGTCAATTTATCTTCCAGATCATAACTTAGAAACTGGAGATCAAGTTGTTTACAATACAAATGATGGTGGTTCTATAGGTGTATCCACTGATGGTATTACATCAACCAATCCTTCTGATGGAGATAATTTTTATATTGCAAAAATAGATGATAATTTAATTGGAATATCAACTATTAAGGTTGGATTAGGAACTACTGGAACTTTTGTTGGTATTGCAACAACCACTTCAAATCAAAGCACACTTTACTTTACTGGAGTTGGAACTAACACATATCACAGTTTCAGTACAAATTATGAAAATGTTTTGAAAGGACGTATTGATAAAAATGTTGCAGTAGTTTCTGTAGCAGAGACACATGGATTATTTACAAATGATACTGTTTATATTGATGTAAATCCATCAACAGCAAAAACATTTGCAGTTAAGTATAATGATTATAATAGAAGAGTAGTCATTGATTCTAAAGACTTTACTCTATCTAATGTAGACATTATTAAAAATCGTATTAATATCACTAATCACAATTTCAATAATGGGCAAATAGTTATTCACACATCTACTTCTCCATCAGGAGGATTGGTAAATGACAGAATTTACTATGTTCATGTTGTAACTGATGACATTATACAACTTGCAGATACTTATTATAACGCAACGGCACCAAAACCAACTGTTGTTGATATAACAAGTGCTTCTAGTGGAACTCTATTCTTGGTTAATCCACCATTAGAAGTTTATAAAAATTCTACTATAGAGTTTGATCTCACAGATTCTTCTTTATCTCATCCAAATTTGGTAGGATCAAATGTACCTTCTTTTGATTTAAAAATCTTTACTGATAAGAATTTTTCAGAACTATATCAAAAAATAGAAAATAATCAATTAGTTGTTAAAAAATTTGGAACTCCTGGAGTTTCAACAGATGCAAAATTAACTATTACAACTAATGAAAATACTCCTGAATTTTTATACTACGATTTAGTACCAACAAATCTTACAACATTACCATCAAGTAAAAATCAAATAGTAGTAGATGATAATGTAAAACAGAATAACACGATCTTTATTAAAGAGAGTGTTTATAATGGTGAATATAAGATCTTTGTATCTGCAGGATCTACCTTTACTTATAATTTAAGCAACTATCCAGAAAAATCTCAGTATACAAATAGTAACTCCGATATTGCTTACAATACTTCATCTAAAACTGCATTTGGTTCAATAAACGAAATCGGAATTGTAAATCAGGGTAATAACTTTGATATTCTTCCAGGAATATCAACAATTATTAGTAAATTAGGTACTAATGCTATTTTAGAAGCAGAAAGTTCTTCGATAGGAAACATAGAAAAAGTAAAAATAGATAATATTGGATTTGATTACTCTGTAGACTCTACTGTAAGACCAACTGCCAAAATTGCAGAAGTGTTGAATATTTTACCATTATCAAATTTTGAAAATATTGGTGTGTCTTCTGCTGGAAAAGGTTACATAACTCCACCTAAATTAGTTGTTTTAGATGGAAATACTAAATCTGTTGTTAATGATGTTGATTTAAGATACAACTTATCGGACAATTCAGTAACTATTCTAAAAAATACGAAAGGTTTATTTAATGTATCTCCTATAATAATCCCAACACAAAACTGCAATGGTGTTGGAATTTCTAGTATATCTTACGATTCAGGAACTAATGATGTAACTGTATTCTTATCTGTTGGATTTACAACTGTTGGAGGATTTCCATTTGCAGTGAGTGATAAAATTTTAATTGAAAATATAAGTATTGGTGCTGGTTCAACTGCTAAAGGATATAATTCTGACAAATATAATTACGAACTCTTTACAGTAAAAACTATAGATCCAAAGTATGGTGGATCTGGAGCTAATATTACTTATAGTTTAGATGGATTTTTACTCCCAGGAGAAACCCCAGGAATATTTAATTCTTCCGAATCTGTTGGTAGAGTTATTCCAGAAAAACAATTCCCAGTATTTGACGTAACTCTTTCAAAAAATAATTTCTTAATTGGAGAAGAAGTAAATTCTTCTGATGGAGAATCAACTGGCAAAATTGTCAAGTGGGATCCAATTACAGAATATATTACTATTGAAACAAAAGATGATTTTGCAGAAGGAAAGACAATAATTGGTAAATCTTCAAATTCTCAAGGAGTAATTTTTAAATCCGAGGGCATTGATGCAACATATAATTTGGATTCAACGTCTAGAGTTGTTGGTGGATGGTCTTACGATGCTGGATTTATTAACGAAAATACTCAGAGAATTCAAGATAGTTTCTATTATCAAAACTTCTCATATTCACTGAAATCAACGATTGATTACGATACTTGGGATGATGCGGTAAGTAATTTAAATCACACACCAGGATTTAAAAAGTTCTCCGATTATCAATTAGAATCTACAACAATAATACCTGACTCTTTAACTGTTGGAATACCAACTAACATTACTGATCTTGAAGTAAAAATTGATTATAGCGAAGTTGTTAATTTAAATTGTGTTTACAATTTTGATTTGGTTTCTGAAAATGCATTAGTTGTTGATTCTAAATTAGTTTCTGATGAAATATATTTTGAAAATAAAATCCTAGATGACTATAATGAGTCTGTTGGGAATAGAGTATTACTTTTTGATGACATTAGTGGGCAGTTTAATAGCTCCCCAAGATCAACTAGATTTACTACAGTTCATAGAGTATCTCCTGGCACAGATATTGTTGCACAGAAATATATTATTTACGTTAGAGATAAAAGATATACAGACGAAAGGCAATTGTCAGTAGTCAACTTTATTATTGATAATAATAATGTTACCTACTTAAATCAATATGGATTGACTGGTTATCTAGACCTTGGAGATTACGATGTCGCTCTTGATGGAACTGATTTTGCACTTAATTTTCATCCATTCAAATATCAAGTAAACGATTACGACATTACCTCATTATCTTATAACTTAAAGGACACTTTAACTTCTGTTGGAAGTTCTGATTTTGGTTCAGTAAGTGTGGCAACATCAAGTGTTTTGGTTTCTTCTGGAACTACAACGACTATAGTTGGTATTGCTACCACATTTACTTCATCTAAAGTTTTAGTAGAAATAGGAACCCCAGATGGATTATTCCAGTATGATGAGATAAGCGTTATTCATGATAATACTAATGTTGAATTATTAGAATTTGGTAAGTTAAACAATTTAACAGTAGAAGAATATGTTGGAACTGGATTAGGAACGTATCGTGCTTACATTTCTGGATCAAATGTTAATTTAGACTTTTCACCAAATCCAGGAATAGCTGCTACGATCAATAGTCTGAGCGTCTCTTTAGCAGATTCTTCGTCTAGTGGTATAGGAAGTTATCGAATGAAACATGCCCTCATTGAGGGAAGATCAACTTCAATAGGTTCTTCAACTTCTCCTGTTGCTCATGACGTTGGAGCATTTGATGAAGAGTACGACGCTGCATATTTCATCATTCAAGTTTCAGATACCACAAACAATAGACACCAAGTTTCAGAAGTACTAGTCATTGAAGAGGATTCAGAATCAATTACTTTCCAAACAGAATATGGCAATTTAGAAACACATTCTGGACTTGGTACAGTTGGATCTTATCACATCCATCCGACTATTACAAATCTAACTTTTACTCCCTTACCAAATATTGATGTTGAGGTAAAAGTTTATATGAATGCACTCAAATACGATGAAACAAATAGTATACCTGAACAGATTGATTTCAACAATGCCGTCATAGAAACTGATTTTGCAGAATATTTTGGAACAGATATAGATGTTAAGAGGGCATTTGGTTTATCATATCAAACAAACCCAGTTTTTGTTAGAAATTTCCTTGGAAATGATTCAGATGTTGTTAATCTTACTAGAAATTCGGTAATTATTCCAAATCATTTCTTCGTAACTGGTGAGGAACTTTCGTATTCCTACGAGGGATCTTCTGGAGATGAACCTAGTTCAATAAATGCAATAGGTATTGGAACAACAACAGTTCCTGGAATTGGTTTAACCGATAAACTTCCATCCACCGTATTTGCGTATAAAGAAGATGATAAGAGTTTAAAATTTGCAGCAACTGCTGGAGATGCTCTTAGCGGAAATCCAATAACATTTGATATTACAAGTGTTGGAATAGGAACTCTTCATGCCTTGACATCTACGAATCAAAACAACAAAGTCTTGATTGCGATTGATAATAATATACAGTCCCCAATTGTTTCCACATCATTAACAACTACTCTGGCGGATCAAGTTAAATCTGTCGATGATATAATCTACTTTACTGGCATAACATCTTTCTTCGGTGGAGATTTAGTTAGAGTTGGTAGTGAAATAATGAGAATTGATGGTGTTGGTATAGGAACTAGTAATGCAATGCGTGTTAGAAGATCATGGATGGGAACAAATGTTTCAGGATACTCCACTGGATCATTGGTAACTAAAGTAAACGGTGACTATAACATTGTAGGCAATACTTTAAACTTCTACACGGCACCATATGGAAATGTTCCATTATCAACATCAACAAATAGACCAGATGAAAGAGATTGGGTAGGAGTTTCTACAAGTTCTAGGTTCCATGGAAGAATGTTCATGAAATCTGGAATTGTCAATAGTCCTAACGAGACATATTATCAGAATTATATTTTTGATGATATTTCTGATGGATTTACTGGAATAGCAAGAACATTTACATTAAAATCTGAAGGTTCTAATATAACAGGATTCTCGACTAGTAATGCAATCATATTGGTAAATGAAATATTCCAAAATGCTGGTATAGAGCAGACTTATACTTTAACAGAGTCTTCTGGAGAAACTACACTGGAATTTGTTGGAACTGCACAGACTATTGGAAACGACATTGGTATTTCATCTATACCAAGTGGTGGAATGATTGTCTCTGTTGGATCAAATAAAGGACTTGGATATCAACCTCTCGTTTCTGCTGGAGGAACATCAATTATTTCTATAGGAGGGACAGTACAGTCTATCAGTATTGGAAATAGTGGATCTGGATATAGACAGATTCAAACAGTTAATGTTGGAGTAGCAACTTCTACAACTGGTACTCCAAGTATTCACTTTGTTGGAACTGCGACAGTAAGTAATGGAAACATTGTAAGTGTTGCCATTACCAATCCTGGAACCGGTTATACTACATCAAACCCACCTTATGTTGTATTTGATGACCCACTTTCATATTCAAATATACCATTAATTTATTCTGATAATTCAAGAATTGGCATTGGAACATCGGCAACTATTGATGTTGTTGTTGGACAAGGTTCAAGTGTAATTGACTTTGAACTTCAATCAACAGGATATGGATATGGACAAGGTGAGATTTTAACTCTGCCAGTAGGAGGTGTTTCTGGTATTCCTACCACTTCAGACTATACTCCATTTGAATTAACAATAGAAAGAACTGCTAAAGACAAATTCTCTGGATGGTCGATTGGTGATTTAGAAATCCTTGATGACATTAGTGAATTGTTTAATGGAAGAATAAGGGCATTCTCACTTAAGTTGGCAGGGGAAAATTTCAACATTCTCTCTGGTCCAGGATCAAACATCAATGTTGATTATACTTTATTAATATTCATTAATGATATTTTACAAATTCCAGATGAAGGTTACACCTTTGGTGGTGGTAATATTTTAACATTTACAGAAGCACCAAAGTCAGGAGACACTTCAAAGATTATTTTCTATAAAGGTTCTGGTGATATTGATGTTCAATTTAGGGAAATTCTTTCTAGTATAGAAAAAGGAGATACTTTACAAATTCAACACTCTCCATATTTGAATCAACTTCCAGTACTTGATGAAGAGGAGAGACTTGTATCAGATATTATTGGCGTAAACGTAGTGGAAACTAATGCATATTATGGTCCAGGTAATATAGATAATCCAGATTTGAATAGACCAGTTATTTGGTGTAGACAAACTGAAGATGTATTCATTGACTCAAAAATAGTTGGAAAGAGTAGAGAACTCTACGAAGCAAATATTAATCCTTCTGCTTATCTTATTAAATCTGTCGGAGTTGGTAGTACTGATATTTTTGTTGATAATGTAAGACCATTCTTCAATCCATTAAATGAAACTACTGCTGGTGGATCGGATCCTCGCGGATTCCAAAAAAATGTTACTTTAGTTTCTCAGAATACTATAGTTTCTGCTTCTGCTACTGCTGTGGTTTCATCTGCTGGAACTATTTCTTCTATTGTTATATCTGACGGTGGAGTTGGATATACAACATCTCCAGTTGTCAGTATTGCGGGGACCGTTGGAATTGGTTCTACTCATAATGCTTTTGCATCTGCAACCATCTCTGGAGGAAGTGTAGTATCCATTGCTATTACAAATCCTGGATTTGGATATACAACATCAAATCCACCTGTTGTTCTAATAGAATCTCCAAGCGTTGTTTACGAAACAAATAAAATAGCATCGTATGAAGGAGACCATGGAGCAATAACTGCTATTTCTACAACTTCAGTTGGTGTAGCATCAACAGGAATTGTATTTGATCTGCTAATTGAAAAAGATTCTTTCCTCAGAGACTCTGAAATTACTGGATTTACTACAGTAAGTGGTATTCAAACTGGATATTATTTTGTTGTTTACAATTCGAATGTTGGAAATGGAGTAACTTCATTAGATAGTGATGGTGGAGTGATTGGTATTGGAACAACGTGTTTAGATAACGTATATCAGGTTGCTTCCGTCTCAATAGCACAAACAGATGCTATTGGATTTGGAGTTACATATGTTGCTAAAGTCACTGTTAGTGTGTCAGATTATAATTCATTATCTGGAATTGGAACAAGTACTTTCTATGGAAAGTATAGTTGGGGTAAACTTAGATTTAACACAAGAGGTGGAACTAATACATACGATGCATACACAAACAATGGTGTAACTGGTATTGTAACTGGTGGATATGTAAGCAGAACAAAACCACTTAGATACATTAATTATATTCCGACCACATAAATAAATAAAAACTCGTCAAAAATGGCAGCTATTATAACTGATCAGATCAGAATATTGAATGCTAAGAATTTTGTTGCAGGTGCCACAACTTCAACAAATTCTTATTATTCATTTATTGGTTTACCAAATCCATCTGTTATTCAGTCTACTTGGGATACTGATCCCCCAAGTCCGCTTGATAATTTTGACGAGGAAGACAATTATTGGGACACAATGATTGCTTTGAAAAAAATTGAAAGTTCCGATACTAGATTAGTTGTTCCAAAACGTTTTTGGAGTTCTGGGATAACATACGATATGTATCGTCATGACTATAGTATTTCAAATACTTCTAGGTCTGGGGCAACAAGTTTATATTCTGCAAATTATTTTGTAGTTAATAGTGATTATAGAGTTTATATTTGCCTACAAAATGGAACAACTCCAGAAACACCATCTGGACAACCTTCTTTAGATGAACCAACCTTTACCGATTTAGAACCAAAGGCTGCTGGTACTAGTGGTGATGGATATATTTGGAAATATCTTTATACAATCAAAACATCAGAAATTTCTAAATTTGAGTCCACTGATTTTATCCCTGTTCCAGCAAATTGGGAAACTTCAACCGATAATGCTCCTGTACGGGATAATGCAGTAGATGGATCTATTAAAATTGTCACTGTAACTAATAGAGGAGTTGGTGTTGGTACAGCAAACAGAGCATATACCAGAGTTCCCATAAAAGGTGATGGTTCTGGTGCAGAATGTACAGTTATTATTAATGCTGATCAGGAAGTTGAGTCTGTTACGGTATCAAATCAAGGATCTGGATACACTTTTGGTAATGTTGATTTAGAAGCAGGTGGAGTTCCTAGAGGAACAACAATCCCTCAATTTAATATAATAATTCCACCACAAGGTGGTCATGGTAGTGATATTTACAGAGAACTTGGCGCAAGAAACGTTCTTATGTATTCCAGAATTGAAAATGATGTTGAAAACCCAGATTTCATTACTGGAAATCAAATAGCAAGAATTGGAATCATTGAAAATCCAAAGGCATTTGATTCAACTCAAAACTTAAATATTGATAAAGCTAGTGCTGTTTATGGAATAAGATTAACTGGTGCTGGAGTTAGCAGTGCTACATTCACTCCAGACAGTATAATCACGCAAACAATTGGAACTGGAGTAACTGCTGCAGGAAAAGTTGTAAGTTATGATGCTGTCACTGGAGTTTTAAAATACTGGCAAGACAGAACTCTTGCTGGATTTACAACTACTCCAGGTGCTGGAATAGGAGTAACCAATCCAGTTTACGGATATAATTTGAATCAATTTACAGCAACACCCTCTAGTGGAGGTAGCGTTAATATTATTGGCGGTTCAGTTACTCTGGGAATAGATACAACATTTACCGGTCTATCTACTTCAATAAATAATAGAACTTACTACCTAGGTCAATCTTTTACTGATGGTTTGGCAAATCCAGAGGTCAAACAGCATTCTGGTAATATTATCTATGTTGACAATAGACCTTCTATTACCAGATCAACAAATCAAAAAGAAGACATTAAAGTAATATTGCAGTTCTAAAAAACTATGTCACAGGTTACCAATCTCAACGTTGCTCCATATTTTGACGATTTTAATACTTTAGATACTGGAGCGAAAGACAAAGGATATTACCAGGTTCTTTTTAAACCAGGTTACCCTGTTCAGGCTAGAGAACTAACAACTCTTCAATCTATACTGCAAAATCAAATCGAAAGGTTTGGGCAGCACTTTTTTAAAGAAGGTGCTAAAGTTATCCCTGGCAATACCTCATATAATGCTTTTTATCTTTCGGTTCAATTACAAAATACATATCTTGGAGTACCAGTAGATTTATATGCAAATCTTCTGGTTGGTAAAAAAATAACAGGATTGACTTCTGGTGTCACTGCTACAGTTGATAGAATATTATTATCTACGGATTCGGAAAGGGGAAATACGACCCTTTATCTTCAGTATTTAAATACTGATCAGGTTAATAATACAACAGAAACTTTTACTGAAGGAGAATTATTAACTTGTTCTGAAGATATTTTAACAGAAGTTTTGGGATCTACTGTAATTCCTGCAGGAGAACCATTTGCATCAACTCTGGAAACAGAAGCAACAGCAACAGGGTCATCTTTCCAAATAACTAATGGAGTTTATTTTATTAGGGGCAGATTTGTATCTGTAGAGTCAGAAGTTCTTTTATTAGATCAATATACAAATACTCCAAGTTATAGAGTCGGATTAAATATAGTTGAGGAGATTGTCAACTCAGATATAGATGATACACTAAATGACAATTCTCAGGGATATAATAATTACGCTGCACCAGGTGCAGATAGACTAAAAATATCTGCCAGTCTTACTAAAAAAGCATTAGATAACTACGACGATAATAACTTTGTTGAACTTGCTGTAGTTGAAAATGGATCTTTAAGATCTCAAAAAGTAAATACAGAATATAATGTTATTGCAGAAGAGTTTGCAAGAAGAACTTTCTCGGAATCTGGCAACTATACTACAAAAGCATTTGATGTATTTGTAAATGAGTCCTTAAATGATAGAGAAGGAAATAGAGGAATATTCAACGATAATCAGTTAACTCCTGCAGGGTCTGTTCCTAATGATGATCTTGCTTTATACAGAATATCTCCAGGAAAGGCATTTGTTCGTGGATTTGAAGTTGAAACAATAAGTTCAAGTTATCTAGACGTACCAAAACCAAGAACAACAAAAACAGCAACTAATCAATCAATTGCTTTTAATACTGGATCATCCTTTACGCTAAACAGAGTATATGGTGCCCCAACTACAGGAATTGGAAATACATATAATTTAAGTTTAAGGAACGAGAGAGTAGGATCAGATCAAACTGCTACTGCAGGAAAAGAAGTTGGATTGGCAAGAGTATATGATTTTGCTTTAGAGTCTGGATCTTACGATACAAGTAATGCTAATTTGAATCGTTGGCAAATATCACTATATGATATTCAAACGACCTCTGAGATTACGTTAAATGAACCAATTACATTAACAACCCCTAGTTACATAAAAGGAAACCGAAGTGGAGCAACTGCTTTCCTTAAAGATTCTGTTACCGATAAAGCAACTTTTTCTGTTTACGAAAAGCACGGAGAATTTGTGCAAAATGAATCTTTTACTATTAACGGCATTGAAGATAGTAAAGTTTCAATAGCAGTCACATCATATGGAATATCAGATGTAAAATCTGTTTACGGAATTGTTGGATCTGGTAAAACTTTTACAGCAGACATTATTCCATCAATATCTTTAAATGTTGGAAACGCAGTGATTACTGCAAGTAGTGGTGGAATCAGCACAGTAACATCAACAAATGATAACTTCCCAAATAATGATTTAAAAGTAGGAACCTTAGTTAGATATAGCGATCCAGATTATACTGATCCAGTTGTTGCATCAATTGTTAGTGTAGGAACAGATCAGGTCACTATTTCTGGAGTAACAACTGTTACTGGATTTGCTAATGGTACTCTTCCTACCAGCACATTTAATGCTACAGACTTTAAAGTATTAACCACTAGATTTGACTCTTCTTCTGATAATTCACTTTATACTCTATTACCAAAACCAGTAGTAGAATCTGTTGATTTATCAACATCATCAATAACAATTAGAAAACAAGACAATGTAGATATTGTAAATGGAGAGCTTTCATCGACAGTATCTGCTGGAACTAATGAAACATTTTTACCATTTGACGAAGAAAGATATACTTTAGTTAGATCTGACGGTACATATGAAATTTTAAGAGCAGATAAACTTAGTTTTTCTGCTAATTTTGATACTTTACAAATTTTTGGACTTGGATCTGATGACAGTGGGGCAACTTTACACACAACTCTGAGAAAAAGACAACCAACATCCAAGATCAAGAACAAAAATAGAGTTAATACTTTAATCGTCAATGCATCGAAAAAATCTGCTTCTGGAATCGGAAGCACAACATTAAATGATGGATTAGTATATGGAAACTATCCATATGGAACGAGAGTTCAAGATGATAAAATATCATTAAATGTTCCAGATATTGTTAGCATTCTTGGAGTTTTTGAATCGACAGATACGAATGACCCTTCTGCACCGAAGGCAAATTTATCATCTATAAACAGTCCTACTTCAAAAACAACAGATTTAATTATTGGAGAAAAATTTGTTGGAAGAACTTCTGGAGCATCTGGTATAGTTGCAGAAAGAACCTCAGACTCACAAATCTCATTTATTATAAAATCGAGTTCAAACTTTTCTGAGGGAGAGATAGTTGAATTCAAGGAATCTGGAGTTCAAGCTGTTATTTCCTCACTTACCAGCCCAAGTTTAAATATTTCATCAAAGTTTTCATACCAGAACGGTCAAAATGGATCATTCTATAATTATGGTTATTTGAGTAAGAAATCATCGGAAGTTTCTCCATTAAGAAAGATAAAAATTTATTTCTCTAATGGATTCTACGAATCTTCAGATAATGGTGATATTACTACTGCAAATTCATATCAAGCATTTAATTTTTCAAATGAAATACCTAGAGTAGATACTATTAGAAATACTAATATTATCGATATTAGACCAAGAGTTTCTAATTACAATGTAGTAGAAG